AGTACCCCTAACTAATTTTATAGTAAGAATCCTGCCACCTAATGGCTTAATGGGAGCTCCTCTCTCTACGTGCCACCCTTGGGAGCCATCTCCATACTCTTCTTTATATGTACCTGTGAGCATTAGGTGCAACTGCTTTTGTTTGAGTACATAACCTCCTACACTATGATGCTCTATAGTGTCTCTTACATCATTTCTACTGCTGTTCTCATGTATGTGGCCCATTGTAAACACATCAAAGTTCTCATATACCTCTAATGCCCTGGTTAAATTGATAGCACCTTTCGTAACTATACCACCACCACCTGAACCATGGAAGTACTTTACCTTAGTAGAGTATTTAGATCCCCATCCTGATGCCTGCTTAATTACTAACCATCCACCATAGCCACCTGTCTGTACATTAGATCCTGCTTTATAGTTGAGAAGGTCCACAAATCTCTGCAGGATGTCAGTCTCTTGAAATTTAATTATAGCTGTCTCATGGTTACCGTATCCTACTAGCTTAATGATGTGAGCATAGGGCAGGAACCAATCTACTGCAGTCTCTACTATACTATCTAAGTACTTTGCGTTATTGTGCTCAGGTCTTATATCAGATTTATTTCTCCTGTTATCTCCCCTCCCTTGCATTAAACAAAACATATCACCGTTAATCATCACAGGTATATCTTCCTCTAAGCAATAGTCTAGGTGTCTCTTTAGCATCTCCCTATCACAGTGTGGATTATCCCAGTGTAGATCGGATAGCATGGCAATACGTGCATAAAGATTATCAATGATAAGCTCGTGCACATTCTTAGAATGTTTGATCATAAATAAAGTTTTATTAATAGTCTAGTGACGAATGACAGGAGTACTCCTGCAAGAAAGCCCCATAGTAACAGCATCCAATTAGTTTTGGATTTAGTTATCTGAACAGCTTTACGCTGCTCTTTAGCTTCTCTATATATGTACTTGTATTTCAGTACATCCTGCTTTAGTAGTTTAGTTTTATACCTATATTCTATCCTAGTCTGATACCTGGTCTTAGGAATGTATACATTCTTAAAACTAATGATAGTATCTTTTGTGGTGATCACCTTCTCCCATATAATCGTATCATTTCGTATCACTGCAAAGCTATCTACTGAGATGATTCTAATAGTGTCGCTATCCTGTACTATCTCTAGTCCATGCTTAAGTGCCTTCTTATAGTGGTATTGTGCTTTCTTAGCACTTGAACAGCCATATAGTAGGGTTAGTACTATAAGGGGTAGTAAGAGCCTCATAGCTCAATTAAAGTATATGTAAACTTATTGCCAAATGCTGCCTTAGATTTGTTAATGATCTTCATAAATTCTACAAAGTTTGCATTATACCTAAACACCTGGCACCCCTCAGAGAAATAATCCACATAAGTAGGGTCTTTGTAGATGGATGATCTGTGAATATTGATACCAAAATACCCTGTCTCAGTTACCTTCTCATCATAGGTAGTATCTTTGTTGTTATCCCTATATACAGTAACATTGCCTAATCTTTGGCAAAGAGCTTCATACTTACCATTATGTAAAGAGACACTATACACCCCTCTATACTGCCCTGGCTTTAATCTCGCCACTCCTTTAGACTGTCTTAATATTTCAGTAGGTTTCTTACCGGGATCAGTAGTGATTTTCCACTCATGATACTGCCATACTCCCATTAGCTTATAGGATACAGTTATCACATCATCAAATTCATTAGTAACTTTCTTACCGGGCTTTAAGTTTCTTACGCCTACTATATTTACGTCATAGTCTTTAGGGCTGTCAAACCATACGTAACCTTTACTCTTGACCGCTGTCTCTATTATCTCTCTTGTATAGCTCATCTTTCAAAAATTTAATTTCTTTTTTTAGTAGGAAGTGCTCAAATATCATAAGGATACTGAACACAGCTAATATGTATGCAGCGTATTTCATGATCTGTATATCATTGCTTTTATCTTCTCCTGCTGTAGGAAGTTCAAATACTTAAATAGTTTTCTTATCATTTTATTGTATCTATATCCTGTTTAATATCTCTAGCCCTGGCAAATAATAGCTTCATGGCCTGCCACAAGTCAATGCCTTTTACTGCCTTGTAATTTTCCGATATGCTTATCACCTCGATAGACACTAATACAAGTGAAAGTATCTTAGTAAGCATTAAAGGTACACTAAAAAATGTTAGTATAATATCATTGAGAATAAACCTATCTATAAGGTAGAATAAAATAACAGCCACTTCATACAGCATTAATTTTGATATGATAGCACTAAGTTTTCTAGACGTAATAGGTATGCCTAATTTCTTAGCCTTCCATACCCCTGTAATAGTATCTATTACTATAGCAAACCCAATCAAAAATAAGATCCCTGTAATAGGTAAAAAAAAAGTAGATACCACTGCTAATAATTGAAGGGATGATTTTTGAATAGAGGATAGTAAGATAGATAACTGTAGTTTCATTAGAGTATAAGAATAGAGTTATTATATCCATTCTCTCTAAAGGTTCCACAGGTGCCTAAGCAAGTTGTTTGCCATTGAGTGATGCAGGTGCAGTTATTAAACATAGGCCGTAGATCTGTATCCTGATTAGTGGTAGATATGAACTGAGGGAATAGGTTTCTATTAACTAGCAGCCATCTGATTAGTCTCTGCTCAAAGAAGCTAGCTTTTTGTGCATAATGCTCCATCCCAAAGGCTACCTCATTACGAGATACACTAGCTGAGTAGTCACCTGATTGAGTTTGAAGTCCTTTGTTTTTAAGCTGGTAGGTTAATCCAAAAACTGCATCTTCTGCAGATCTCCATGCAATTACAGGTTGAATAAACTCTACTAGATCTACCTCATCAGGTGTAAGTGTCTGAGTGTTATATGCATTGAGCATATAGTTATAGAAAGTAGTGCCTAAAATAGGCTGTACTCTTAGTGCTGCCTGAGTAGCTATGTATGGTGTTACATCTGTTACGTCTACATTAGCAGTAATAGGTGTATTAACTTTTAAATAAGTTTCAGTTATGAAGTATAGCATTATACAGTAGGTGTTATAGGGGTTGCTACTACAGCAGCTGCTGCTGCACTTTGTGTTACATCACCACCCTCAATAGGAGGTAGGGATGCTAAGGCTCTCACCTCATTAATTGTCATTGTCTCAAGTACTTTAGTAGCTACCAATGGGCTAAGTGAGTTAAGTGCATCATTAGTCTTAGAAGTATCACCTTCAAGCTCTACGATATTCTCATTAATTACCTGGAAATTATTTATAGTAAACTCCGCAGGAATCTTTGCAATGGTTAGTAGCTCATTAAAGATATGCTGAACACATGATCTAAGCTCCATTACTACATTCTTTTCAAAGATCACATAAGCTTGCTTAATATCTGCACCACCACCTAATGATCCGGTAGTACGTACACCCATTAAGATAGGATCTATTGTGTGAGCAAAGCATATTTGTTCAGTGTTAAGCTGTGATGCCTCCTGAAATAGTTTATCATTGCCATTAGTTGGCATGGCTTCTATCTTAGGTAACTGATCCTGGCTATTAGCAAAGAACGCCACAGCTTTACCTGCATTAGCAGCCCCTTTCATACGATCTATAGTTTCCTTAATCATATGCTTCTCCTCCTCAGACTGTGGCCTCTTAGGAAACATCATAGCAAAAGATGGGAAGATAGAGTTTTGGATATTAGACTTAGCAAAGTACGAAAGCTCGCCACTCAAAAATGCAAAATTTAGACAGGAGCTGTACTGGGGTAGAGAATAGTGGTCCTGGCCTATAGACTTAATCTCATAGCAGTATAGTTGCTCATAGTCAGTGTTAGCTATGTGGTATGGTTTAATCTCTTGTATGCCTATCCTCCTGGACCAATCATCACAAATAAAATACATTTTCTTATCTATACTTACTCGCACTTTCTCAGGTGATACATTTTCTATCCTGCTAATTTTTTTGCCTTGACCATAGCAAATCTTAAAGTACACCCTATTGTGGATGATGAGCTGCTTAGTCACTGCCTTTACAATATGCTTAAGATTAATTTTCCTTTCAAAAGTATAAAGCTCTAGCTTCTCTACAGTAGTTAGTAAATCAGTCTTAAGTGCAAAGCCACCACCTATCACTGCATTTGTTTTGAAGTCTACTATGGCACCATGTAAGGGGCTAGCGTAGTACATTTGGTTAAGCATACTTGGATACAAGTTATCAGCTCCAAAATTAATCCACATATTAGCACTGTACCTACTATCTACATAAGGTAGTGTAAGATTGCCAGGGCCAACAGGCATAAATGGGGTGCTAAAGGATTGATATCCTTCCACCACTTCAGGAGCTGTGCTCTCTTTCTTAAAAAAGTTACTATACCATGCCATAATTAATCGTATATTGAAGTCCCTACAGGCCCACTTACCACCATTCTACCCTCTTCTATCACTACTCCTGTGGATTGTGCAATAGTTAAAGGTAGTACATAGGGTACTGAGCTCTGATAAACTTGGTAAATAAATTGCCCTTGCTTTAAAATAATATCTACCGGCTCATTAAGTACAAAAAGATTGTACCTTTCAGGCCATAAGCTAGTATCAGCAGTAGTAAATAACTGAGGCACACTAGCAGTATTCATTTCATTAGTAAAAGCGAATAGATAGTGAGGGGTGGGTACAGTAGTTACCTCTGTTAAGGTTAGCACTACCTGATTTACAACACCCTGTTCAATATATATCATAACTATATTATATGATGTTAGGCAAATGTTTAGAAATAAAAAAAGCCCCACAATATGCAGGGCTAATTTTAGAGAGGCAATAGATTAAACTAAACCTAAAGCAGT